ATCGCCATCACCAGCTATCGCGGCGATAACCCGGTTCTCCACACTCTGATTGCGAGGCCCCAGTAATGGCCCGCAATAGAGGATTTTTCAACGAGTTAGACCGCCTTGTCGAAAACATCGACCGCTTTGCGGTTGCTGCATTTAGCCGCGGCCCCGCCCGCGCCGCCGAAGAAATCGTCGTCGATCTCCAAGAAGCCGGCCCGGTCTGGTCCGGCAAATTCTCCAACTCTTGGCAGATCGAAACTTCTGACGGCCGCAGAACTGCTGGCACCGGCGCCCCTGGCACTCCTCGCCGCATTCCCGCCCCACTGCTCAGCGGTCGCGGTTTCGCCTTCGACGACATCAAATATACGATCTCTAATTTTTCCCCCCACGCAGATGTAGCCCTTGATCTAGTCGAGAGCAATTACATCGACCCTGGCACCCTTCCCATCAAGGAATACGACCGCGGCACTCGCATCAGCGGCTACCGCGGCGACCTGATCGGCAACGACGAAGGTCCCAACCGCAGCACCGCCCCCCTCGACTGGTACCCCACCTATGTACAGGGAGGCGCTATCGACCATCGAATTAAGCTGCAACTAGACACTGAACTAGGCCGCATACGACTATGAACTACCAAGCCATACGCGCCGCCGTCGAAAACCCACTACTTTCCGCGTTCGGCGCACTGGTACCGGCCGTCCCTGTTTATTTCGACAACATCACAGCCGTCCCACCTAATACCACCACTGAATACGTTCGAGTCAACGTGACCTTCGGACTCACCAACGATCCCACGCTGACTTCCAGCGTGGACAACGCCCGTGGCGCCATCGTCATCCGCATTTTCACTGAAAAAGGCCGCGGCCCCGCCCGCAACCAAACCCTAATCACAACAGCAGTAAACGTACTAGAAACACTAAACAACTCCAATAAATTAACTACCGGCGTATTTTTTAGAGTTGGCAGCATCAACGGCCCTTCATTCTCTTCCACTGAGGAAGCGCCTCATTTTGTGGGACGCATTGACACCTCCTACACGGCAACTGTGTTGTCGTAGGTAATGCTTTGTACAGGCGCTAACCTGTATTAAGCCGGGCAGTGCCCGCCCCTATCCCATTCTTTGGTACGCCCCATGGCCACCACTGTCCTGTCCGGCACGTCCGGCGCTCTTTACTACAAACCCGCTGGCACCACTGGCAACTTCGGTGAATCTGGCGTCAATGCCTCCACTGATGTCATCACCGTTGCCCCCTACCTGAACTTCAAGGCTGGCGACCCCGTGAAATTCCGTGTGGTGAACAGCCAGACCGGCGGTTCCGGCACCGGCACGCTGCCCGCACCCATCTCCGACGCCACCACCTACTACGTCCTCAGCTACACCGCTGCGACTGGTGCGCTGACCGTTTCCACGTCTGCCGGTGGCACCATCCTGGCCATCACCGACGACGGCACCGCAGCTGCCCCTAACGAGTTCGAAGTTTACTACGCCGACTTCGCCGTTGTTGGCCAAGTTCGTGACTGGAGCTTTGAAATCAGCAGGGCTGAGATTGACGTAACCACCATCGGTCAAACCCCTGGTCAGTACGTGCCCTTCCGCACCTACATCAGCGGCTTCGGCGACGGTACCGGCACCGCGACGGTTTACATGACCGACGAAGACGCCGCCCTGTCCAACCGGATGATCGAGGACGTGCTGCAGCGCCAACAAAATGGCGCCGCCTTCAAGCTCTACACCGACCGCGTTTTCAGCGGCGGCACCCTGAGCGAAACCCTCAGCCGCTCCATCTCCTTCGATGCAGTGCTGACCTCGGCCAGCCTGAACATCAACCCCGACGACGCCCAATCGGTGACCGTCAACTTCCGCCCGTCTGGCACTCCTACCTTCGACTTCGCCAAGTCCTGATAGGCTATCGCCGGCCAGATTCAGCAAACCGCCCCAGTCACCTGGGGCTTTTTGCTGTCTAGTCCGCTACAGTAGAAACCATAAACAAGCACCTCTTATGCCTGTTCCAGTTCGCGCCATTGACCGCCTACGCAAGGCCGCCAACCTGGAGCCCGTCAAAAAGACCGTCGAACTGTCTGACGGCAGCACCTTTGAAATGTGGGTGACGCCCCTGACGATGGCCGAGCGCGAACGCGCCCAGAAGCAAGCCAAGTCCGACGACGCCAACGCCTTCGCCCTCCAACTGCTGATCGCCAAAGCCCTCGACGACACTGGCGCCAAGATTTTCAGCGTCGGGGAAATCGACGTACTGAAGAACGAAGTTAAGGACAAAGACCTCCAAGCCCTGATGCTGGCAATCCTGACCGACGACGCGGAGCCAATCGACCCAAAATCCTGAGCGCCGAACTCCGCAAGGACAACTGGCTCATGCTCCAATTCGGAGTCGCCAAAGAGCTAGGCAAAACCCTTTCGGAGATCAGCACCACCATGACCGCCGAAGAACTCCTCGGCTGGAGCGCCTACTTCTCAATCCTCAACGAGGACCAGCAAAAAGAGATGGAAAAAGCCAAACGCCGCCGCTAACCCCGGCGGCTTTTTGTCGCGTAAACTGAAGTACCAGAGGATAGCGGCACCGTGGCCTACAGAGCCGATATTGAAATTGGCGTAAAGGGCATACAGCAGCTCCAAGCCCTCACAAAACAAATCAATATTCTTTCCACTGGTGTAGATAGTGTAAACAAACGCCTAGCTGGCGCATCGCAAAGTGTCAACGCATATAACGCCAATTTAGCAAAAGCAGCGGCCACCTTAAACAAAGTAAACGCTGGCACTATTGCAGAAGCCGACGCAGTTCGTCAATATGTGCAGGCTTTAGGTCAAGCAAACGCTGCTAGAGACCGCCAAAATAAACTAATTCAGCAACAAATTGTACTCCAGCGCAAAGCTGTACCTACAGCAAACGCAGGTTTTGGTGTTCAAGGTCCGGCACTACCTCCCGGAGTTACTAGAGGAGCGCGTAGAGGCGGCGGTATCGGCGGACGTATCGGAGGAGCCATCAGCGGCAGCATCATCGGTGGCGCATTTCCTTTGCTTTTCGGACAAAGCGGTGGTGCAGCTGCGGGCGGCGCTATTGGCGGTCTAGCAGGAGGACTTCTCGGTCCCGGCGGAAGCTTTGCTGGATCTTTGCTTGGCACCCTAATTGGTGATATTGCATCTAGAGGCCAAGTAATTAAAGATTTAGGAAAAGATATTGGTTTTTCTGTTCAACAAACGAATCAACTTGCCGCTGCATTTAAGACAGCAAACACAGACGTAGAAAAATTTACGGCTGTTATCCAAAACATTCGGGGTTTAGGTTTAGAACTAGAGGACCAAGCTAAAGCTATCCAGTTAGTCACTACGCTTACCGAAAAATACGGCGGATCTTTTGAAAAAACTGGTAACGCCATCACATCAGCACTTGAATCCGGCAAAGTAACCCAAGCAACACTTAACCAACTAACAAGCCAAGGCATAAATATTCAAGGCCAACTGGCGACTAAGTATGGAGTCAGTCGCGATGCCATTCTTAAAATGGCTAAAGACGGCGACATATCAGTACAAACACTGATCGATACTCTTGTAAAAATGGGTAACGAGGGCGCAGCCGCAGTAAATAAACCAAAAACAGCTATGGAAAAGTTGACAGCCAGTGTTAACACGCTTGGTCAATCTTTAGCTGCATTAGCCACAAGACTTACACAAGCTTTTGGTCCAGCTCTTCAGTGGTTAACCGATCGTGTTACTGACTTTGTTAATGCCGTATCTAGAGCTGTTTCTCGGCTATCTGATCTTATGAGCGGTGGCCGAATGGCCCAAGCTGAAATACAAGCAGCACGTACTGCAGAAACTGCCACGCGGGATAAGTTTGGTTTACTGGGCGGCATACGTGCCTTTAATCCCGCAGCGCAAAAGTTTTACGACACACAAAAACAAGCTGCACTACGTCGCCTAGTGCCTGGTGCTTTTGCCGCACCTGCCGCAGCTAAACCACTAACGAGTTTTCAAGTACCTTCACAGGCCGCGCCAAAAGCCGATAAAAAAGATAAATCTGCCGATGACGCAAAACGCAGGGCGGAACAGCTTAAAAAGCAGCTCGAATACGCTGCCCGCCTTGCTGTAGAAACAGATTACGAACTGCAAATTTCATACGCACTAACCGAGCAAGAAAAACTCCAAACCGCTTACGACAAAGATCGTTTGGAGCGGATGAACAAGTATGAAACTTTATACACAAACTCTCTTAGTTTGCAAGAGCGCGAGTACCTAATAACAGCTCAAACAAACGAAATAAACCGCGCAAACAACGAGTATCAAAAAGCGCGTGTTGAGCTTGTTACTGCTGAAGTAGAAGCCATGTACAGCCTGCTAGGTGTGTCTGAACTACTTAGCAAATCCACGCAACAAAGACTACCAAGTGCTTTCGGCAACTCTGTTACTGGAAATCTGTTTACTACAGCTTTTGCACTAGATCCTAATAACAAAGGAACGCAACAACTAGATTTGTATCAAAAAGAACTAGATGA